GAGGGGAGCCCGTATTACAACTTCCTTGTCAAGAAGTACGGCAAGGAAGACGCTATTCGCAAGTTTGTTGACAGGGACGGTGCAGAGCTAACTTTGAAGCAACTAGCCGACCGCTATCCCAATGCACAGTAAGTACCAGTTCACAGTGCAGGGCGAAACAGCTGCTCCTGCCCGCAAACCCGCTGCCAAGAAAAAGCCTGCTAAAAAAGAGGTGTCATCTGCTGAAGACTGATGCCCCGTTACAGCGGTCCCAAAAAGCCCCAATCAACGATGGGCAAGAAAAAGTCTAAGAAAAAGAAGAAGTGATGGCAGCCAAGCGTCGCCCACCAAAGGACAAGAAGACGGGCCTGCCTAAGGCGTATCTTGCTGGTGCCAAAAACAAGGCGGCCAAGGCCAGCGAAATCAAGCGCACTGCTGCCCTTTACAAGGCTGGCAAAAACATCGACATTGCAGCTGTCTCCAAATCAAGGACTGAGCAAGGTGGCAAGACCAAAAGCAAAACCACTAAGCGACGCCGTAAAGGCAACGCTAAGAAAAAAGGCTGAGGGTACCCGTTTCACCTACGGGCAGCTTGCTGCTGTGTATCGCCGTGGCCAGGGCGCATACTTGTCCAGTGGTTCCAGGAATGTCCCTATGGCTGCCTGGGCAATGGGCCGGGTGAACAGCTTTGTTTCTGGCAAAGGTGGTGCAAGGAAGGCTGATGCTGACTTGCTGAAAAAACGCAAGAAAAAGTGATGGCAATCAAGCGCGGTGGCCACACTTTTCAGGGCTACGACAAACCCATCCGCACTCCAAACCACCCAAGCGGCAAGTCACACGCTGTTGTCATCAAGGATGGCGGCAAGGATCGGCTGATCAGGTTTGGGGCACAAGGCGCACAAACGAAGCCACCTCGTAAGGGTGAATCTGCTGCTGACAAAGCAAAACGGGCATCATTCAAAGCACGTCACGCAAAAAACATCGCCAAAGGAAAAACATCTGCTGCTTATTGGGCGAACAAAGTAAAGTGGAGCTGAAAACAACCTTATGGGTTATTCATGGCTGAAGAACAAGTGCAGGAGTCTATGGCTCCTGAAACAACATCTTCAAACGAAGTTGATGCACTGAAAGCAGAGCGTGAAGCACTGCTGAAAAAAAATTACGAACTGATCGGCAAGCTCAAAAACGCAAAGACTGTTCCTGATGGCGTTGATGTTCAGGAGCTACTGGACTTCAAAGCTGCGGCGGAACAGGCAGATCTGGAAAAGCAGGGCAAGTACACCGAAGCCAGACAGGCTTTGGAGCAGCAGTTCCGTGAGGCGGCGGAGGAAAAGGACAAGCGCATTGCTGAGCTAGAAGCCCGTGTGCGTGAGCTTGAAATCCTCAGCCCTGCTGCCACTGCTTTGCGTGATGTGGTGCATGACCCTGACATGATCCTGAACACCCAAGTGGTGAAGGACCAGATCCAGCGTGATGCTGATGGGACCGTTGTTGTGGTCAACGGCTATGAGCGCACACCGATTGCAGATTGGGCCAAGTCATTGCCTGCATGGATGCAAAAGCAGCCAAAGCCACAGGGCAGTGGAGCACCTGCTGGCCGCAGCACTGGCGGCGATATTCCCCCAGGCACAAACAATCCATTCGCAAAAGACAGTTTCAACCTCACAGAACAATCCAGGTTGTTCAGAACAGATCGGGACATGTATGAAAGGTTGAAAGCTGCAGCTGAGCGTTAATATGACCGGAAGGGCGGAAGGTTATGCCGACTGGCCATAGGGTTATGCCCGCACCGTAAAACCATTCACTGAGGATTTGTCATGGCGACTCTTCGCTCTGACATCATCATCCCTGAGGTATTTACGCCGTATGTCATCGAGCAAACCACCCAGCGTGATGCCTTCTTGGCTTCCGGTGTGGTGCAGCCGATGGCTGAGCTGAATGCCGCTGAGGATGGTGGTGACTTCATTCAAGTGCCTTTCTATAAGGCCAACCTGTCGGGCGATTTTGAGCGTCTGACGGATTCCAGCTCCCTGACCCCTGGCAAGATCACCGCAGACAAGCAGGTTGCTGCTGTCCTGCACCGTGGTCGTGCATTTGAGTCACGGGATTTGGCTGCACTGGCTGCAGGCTCTGATCCGATGGCTGCCATTGGTTCCAAGATTGCTGACTACATCGCTAACCAGCGCCAGAAAGACCTTCTGTCCTGCTTGGCTGGTGTGTTCGGCGCTGTGGATGACAACAGCTCAGCCTGTTACTCAGCACTGACTGTTGACGGTGGCACTGGTGACACACCAACAGTTCTCAGCCCACGTCAAATCGTGGAAGGCAAATCAATCCTGGGTGACCAGGGTGAAAAGCTGACCGCGATTGCAATGCACCCCAAGGTCTATTACGACCTGATGGAGCGTCGTGCGATCGACATGATCTACGACAACACTGGTGCTCCTGACACCGCTGCTGCTCAAGGTTCTACTGCTCCTGCTTTTGGCAGCGTGCAAGTTCCGACCTTCATGGGCCTGCGTGTGATCGTTTCTGCTGATCTGCAGACTGCTGGCTCCGGTTCTTCCACCGAGTACGCCACCTACCTGTTTACCCAAGGTGCAATCGCATCTGGCGAACAGCTGGGTCTTCAGACTGAAACTGATCGTGACATCCTTGCCAAGAGCGATGCGATGTCAATTGATCTGCACTATGTGTACCACCCTGTTGGTTCCAAGTTCTCCTCTTCTGTTTCCAACCCCACGCGGGCACAACTGGAAACCGTGGGTAACTGGACCAAGGTGTACGAGACCAACAACATTGGCATCGTGCGGATTACCAACACCAGCAACCTTGACTGAGGGTAATCACCATGGCATCCATTTTTGAAGCAACGGCTGGCAACCTTGTCGGCCCCGCAACTGGCGGTACTGTCACTCAGGCCACCAGCAAGGCCACTGCTGTGACTCTCAACGCTGAGTCCGGCCAGATCACCCTTGACGATGCTGCACTTGCAGCAGCCGCTGAGGTTTCTTTCACCGTCAACAACGACAAGATCGCCGCCACTGATGTGGTGATTTGCAACCACGCTTCCGCTGGAACTGCTGGTTCTTACCTTGTGCAGGCGAACTCGATTGCTGCTGGATCTTTCAAGATCACTGTGGCAAACCTTTCGACTGGTTCACTTGGTGAGGCAATCGTTGTCAACTTCGTGGCTCTGAAGGGCGCTAGCTCCTGATGGGTTTGTTCGCTTTCAGGCGAATGAAGGAGCGTGAGGCTGCTGCTCAGGCGGCGGCCTCTGCCCCTACACAAGCCAAACGCAAGACTTCTACTGTGACGCCCGATGGCAGTAACAATCGACGCAACAGCGGGCGGCGCAAACGCCAACAGCTACCTAACGCTGGCTGACGCACAGGCCATCATTGATGGCATGGTCGAAGATGCAGATGTGACCGCTTGGGGTTCTGCAACTGATGATCAAAAGAATCGGGCGCTTTACACCGCAACACAACGGCTAGACCGTGAGCGGTTTCTTGGTGCAAGGGCAACGGATACACAGGCATTGCAATGGCCGCGTACTGGCGTGCGAAAGCCAGATACCTACGTCAATACGTACGCCACTGGCTTTCCATTCAGGATTTCTGACGATTACTTCACTGACGACGAGATTCCAGATCAAGTGAAACGGGCTCAGGTTGTCCTTGCTGTCTATCTCAACAACAACAAAGATGGCATCGGGCTCAGTGGGCTTGAAGATTACAAGCGGGTGAAGCTCGGCAACATTGAAGTAGAGCCTGACAAAACTGGTGCTGTTGGTGCAGACCGTGTTCCGCCGCTGCTTGAACGGTATCTGACCGGGCTTAGAATCAGTGGGCCAGGCAACATTGCTATCAAACGGAGCTGATCATGCAATACGACTTTGGCCCCGGCTTTGAGTTTGTCTCTGACACTGCTGCACACACTGGGCGGTTCTGCAAGATCTACTTCAAAGAAGACACTGTGATCAGTGCGATCACAGTTGAAAACGCAACCGGCAATAGCTTGGCTGGCGAGACGTTTGTGGCTGACACCTACATCAGCGGTGTGATCACAAGCATCACGCTGACCAGCGGCGCTTGCCTCGCTTACAAGATTTGATCATGCAAGCCATTGCACGCTACGAGCACCTCAACCCTCACTTCATTAGTGACACGGCGACGCACACTGGAAGGTTTTGGAAGATTGTTTCACTTGAGGACTCGGAATTCCATACGCTTGTGGGTGAGAACTTCACCGGCAACGCCTTGACCACTGTTGTTTTCAAGGCCAGCTGTGAGATTCAAGGCATTTTCACCAGCATCAAGCTCAATGGTGGTGCTGTCGTTGCTTACAGAATCTGATGGCACTCAAGGGGCTGGACAAGGTTGCGAGCAAATTGCTTGGCAAGGTCGGCGGTGATGTGACGATCCGTTACGTCTCTGGCGGCAGCTACAACACCACAACGGGTGTGATCACTGAAACCACGTCAGACACCAGTGTCAAAGGGCATGTGTACGACGTGAGCGTCAATGAGGCTAATGACCTGATTCAGGCTGGTGACAAACGCCTGATGGTTGCTGCTGATGATTTAGCCACAGCCCCTGAGACGAAAGATCGTGTGGTGATTAGCTCAATCGTTTACCAAGTCATCAGGGTTGAAACGACGTTTCAGGAAACAGCTGGTGACGCAACCCATTACGAACTGATCCTGAGGGCCTGACCATGCCACGCAACATTGACCTCAGCCAAATACCTGGGCTTTGCGAGGACAAGGTTGAACGGCTTGTGCAGCGCACTACAAAGCAGCTGCAGGACGAACTCAAAACACGCCGCCCACCCATCGGCACACCTGAAGTCAGCGGTGTGCTGGCAGGTTCTTGGCAGATCAGTTTCGACAACAAATACGTAGGCCGGGTGTTCAGCAACCTTGATTACGCAGAAGCTGTCACCTACGGCACGCCAGACAGCCTGCCACCCTCTTGGAAGGGTGAATATGCCCCTGGCAGAACCAATAAAACCACGGGCACCCCAGCAGTCCGGCAAGGTTATCCAGACCTGATTGCCAAAGATTTGGAAAAGTATGTCCGTTCAGAATGGAGGCGCATTGTCGCTGAAGACTGATGGCCGCAGCTGACCTCAACTCAATCAGGGCCACCATTGAAGGCCGATTAGCCACTGAACTGGCCAACAGTCCGGCCATACCTGTTGTTTTCAACAACATGGCTTATGAGCCAACACCCAACAGCTCTTGGGTGCAATGCCAAGTTGATTTCGGCTCCAATGAGCACCTAGCTCAAGGATCAACGGCCAACGCACGGAACCGCATTGTTGGGCTGACCGTCATCAATATTTTTTCCGCCAAAGGTGTTGGGCCTGGTGCCAACTACACCATCGGCAAAAGGATTCGTGACCTTTACAATAGGGTCATCGTGTCGGGGGTTTTCTTCGACGCACCAACAGGTCCAGAGGCACTGGCTTCACCAGCTCCCGAGGGCTATTTTCAAACACAGGTCCGTGTGACCTTTGAATTTATCGAGGAACTCTGACCATGGCCGTCCTTCGTGGAGAACAAGGCGCAGTCCAATTTGACGCCGCTGGCTCAAGCAATGCCACCATCATTGGCACTCGCAGCTGGAGCCTTTCAACCACCAAAGAAACTCTGGACATCTCCAAGCATGGAGACACCTTCCGGAGCTTTGTTGGCAGCATGATCAGCGGATCTGGCACTGTTGAACTGGTCTATGACCCTGACGCCACCGGCCAAGCTGCATTCCTTGAAGATGTTCTGACGACTGCAGACCCTGCAGACGCAACGTTTGAACTGTTCACGACTGGCACCACTTCTGGCACTGACTCTGTGAGCTTCGCTGGAATCATCACTGACATGGAAATCACTTCCACTGTTGGCGAGATTGACATCGTGACCTGCAACTTCATCACCAGCGGTACCATCACCGGCAACCTTGAGTGATGAGGCTATAGTTTTGGTGACAAATGTGTCGCCTAAATGCCTGCTGGTAATCGCACTGTTGATTTGCTGGTTGGGGCCTTTGACCTCAACCAGCGTCGCAAGTTTGAACTAAAAAACGCTGAAGGCAAGAAGATCATTGATCTTTACTTCAAGCCAATCACCCGCGCAGATCGCAAAAAAGCCCAGCAGCTTGCTGGCACAGAAGAGGCGTTGGACATCAGTACCAACATGCTGTGTCAGATCGCTGAGCTTGAGGATGGGACCAAGGCGTTCGCTGCTGCTGATGCAAACAAGCTTCAGCGCCAGCTGCCTGAGTCTGTGCTGAATGAGATTGAGCTGTTCTTGTTTGGCCTTGGCGAAGAAGCTGACCTTGAAGAAGCAAAAAACGACTGAAGCAGGACAAGTGGACTTTCTTTGAGTTCCACCTGGCCTGCGAGTTGAGTATGACAGTCAGCAGGCTTCGCACGGAACTGACCGATGCGGAGCTTGTTCACTTTGCTGCTTATTTTGAGTTGAAGGCAGAACTTGAAGAACAAGCGATGCAGCGTGCAAAGCAAATGCGGCGGTAGACTTCGGCTATTGCTGAGTGGTCATGGCAAGGGCTTCGGTTGAACTAATCGTCGAAGCCGCAAGGGCCATCAACCCTCTGCGAAAAGTTGAAAGGCAGACGAAAAGGGTTGAGGAACAGTTTGACAAAGCACGCAGAAGCACAAAGCGTGTCGAGGCTGCCCTTGTCCTGATGGGACGCAGGGGCATCAATGTTGTCCGTGATCTTGAAAAAAACACTGCCCGATTGGGCAGGACCATGGGTGGTCTGCGTGGAAGTGTTGGCAAGGCTGTCATTGGATTTGCAGCCTTCAAAAGCGTCCAGACTGGTATCCAGCGGCTTGAGTCAGAGCGTCGCATCAAGTTGCTTGGGCAGCGTTTTGGTGAAGTAGGCCAGCTGCAAAGTGCAGCAGCTGCAGCAGCCAGAAAGTTCAACCTCAGCCAAACAGAAGCAAATCAATTGTTGGCTGATGCGTTTGCACGCTTGCGTCCGTTGGGTGTTTCCCTGAAAGACATCACCTCAACGTTTGGTGGCTTCAGGACTGCCGCTGTCCTTGGTGGTGCAACAGCTGCTGAAGCATCCGCTGCGTTCACGCAGTTGTCACAGGCGTTGGGTTCTGGTGCATTGCGGGGTGATGATC